ACTCTTCGTGTCTTCTTTCAACACCTGTCCTGCAATGTCTATCTTACTGCGTAAAGCCTGCAATATCTTTTCGTCAATCGTGTTAGGCGACACCAAATCAATGTATGTCACTTTGTTCGTTTGACCAATTCGATGCGCTCGGTCCTCGGACTGCAAGCGTATCTCCAAATCATAACTGTTACTAAAATAAATAACAGTCGTTGCTGCTGTTAATGTAATGCCGTACCCACCTGTGCGGGGTTGCCCTACAAAAAACCGCAAAGGATCTTCCACGTCTTGGAACCGATTAACAATGTCTTGCCTCTCGTCTTGAGGGGTATCCCCGTAATACGTGGCCACCGACTCAGGACCAAACTGTTCACTTAACGCTGCCGCGATGTGCTGAATATCGTGCGTATACGTTGCCCAAATAATAGCCTTACCCTGTAGCTCGTCGACCACGGTCATTAGTTCAGGTAAGCGGTTGCTTTTAACGCGCTGTATCTCGCCCTCGTCAGGCATTAGGTGCCCACAGCATATCTGTTGTAGGCGCATGATCTGAGTCAGCACACTGGCTGTCGTGGCAAGTTCACCACTTTCTAGTTTAGCCAGCGCAAGCTTTTTCATTTGGCGATATAACTTGTCTTGTTCAGGGGTCAACTCTACGTCTCGACGGATGTACACTTTCGGAGGTAAGTCTAAACAATCCACCTTTAACACGCGGTTGCTAAAACACTCCAATTTGTCCGATAACTCGTCCAGACGGCGATAACCCATAACCTGCTGAAAGCTTCGGTGCCCCATGGTCCGCTGTTGGATGTTGGCATACCGACCCTGAAACGCATAAAAACTATTAAACCCTAGCGACTTTTCTGCTAGGAATCCACACTGACTGAACAGATCCATGGGGCTCTTAGTAATGGGCGAACCTGTCAGAATACGGCGGTACTTTGACCGCTTCTGCAATGACATGATGTTCTTGGTCCGTGCCGCCTTACGGTTCTTTATAGTAGTAGACTCATCCACCACGACCATATTAGAAGGGTTCTGATACAAGAACGCGGTCGCCGCATCAGTGCCTCGGCTGGTAGAAAACGCTTCAACGTTCATAACAAAAATCTTTAATACAGGCTCTTTGCTAACAATAAAGTCGGTAAGCTCTTCTTCAAACTTCTTAGTTTTAGAAGGAACCCAACGGCATATCTGTCGAGGTATGCGCTTGGGCAAATGTATCGGTATCTCTCCTTTTACCCAGTTGTCGTAAACGCCTTTGGGCGCTATAATCAGAACCCCTTTGAGCTTGTCGGCTTCAAATAAGATGGCCATCGTATCAATGGCCACCTTGGTTTTGCCTGTGCCCATTTCCATGAACAAGGCATAGTATTCCGCGGACCAAGAGTCTTCTAACGCAACTCTTTGGTGGTCATACGGCGTCGTCTCGTATTGATATCCCTGCATAATTGTCCCCTTTTTTTAAATACTGCTTGACACGTTAGAGGCATAGGATATAAGATAATATCTGCATTTGTCAAGGCCCGAAAGGAGCCTTTAATAACGAAGAGGTAGGAAAGATGGAAGACTTAGCAAGATTGATGGAGGCTGACTTTGAGTTGAAGAAAGCTACGTCCGTCGAAAAAATAGACCAGAACGGCCTGACTTCAGTGGCAGAACTGGCCCGCCAAATACGAGATAAAGAAGCGACGATTGATGCACTTGAGCATACGCTCAAGGATTCTAAGAAAGACCTTCAGAAGCTCACCGACGAGGAAATGCCTGCAATGCTTGCAGAGATAGGCATATCTTCTTTCACTCTAGATGATGGTTCTACGGTTGAAGTTAAACAAACCTACGGAGCATCTATTCTTGTCCAAAACCGTCCAACCGCTTTTGAGTGGTTACGGGACCATCAGTACGATGACATCATTAAGAACACTGTCCTGTGCCAGTTCGGTCGTGGAGAAGATGATCAAGCAAGTGCTTTTTCAGCATTTGCAGAGGAGAAAGGTTTCATACCACAGCAGAAAACTGAGGTTCACCCACAGACATTACGAGCGTTTGTGAAAGAACGGTGTGAGGCTGGAGAAGAATTCCCCATGGAATTATTTGGAGCATGGGTTGGTCAACGCGCAATTATTAAAAAAGGAAAGTAACATGTCACAAAATAAAGAAGTCGCAGCAAAGAAGTCCACTGAGTTAGCAGCATTTGATCCATCGATGTTTGAAGCCGATGCAGGTCAGGGCATGGAGAACATGGGCCAAGACGATTTAGCTTTACCCTTTCTCAAAGTGCTGTCAGGCAATGATCCAATATTGGATGAGAACGAAGTCGCTCGCAAAGGTGACATTTACAACACGGTGACGGGCACAGTCTACAAAGGCAAAGACGGTATTAGCGTAATCCCCTGCGCTTATCAACGTCGCTTTATTCAATGGGCTCCGCGTGGTTCTGGCAACGGTGCGCCGACTGCTATTTATGAGCCGGGCGAAGCACGACCAGAAACGCAACGCTCCGCTGAAGACAACAAAGACTATGTCGCAGACGGCAGCGGTGAATACATCGAAGAAACCCATCAGCACTTCGTGATCTTGTTAGGTGACGATGGCGCTTTTGAAACCGCTTTGATTGCCATGAAATCGACGCAGTTAAAGAAGTCGCGTAAATGGAACAGCATTATGGCATCACGCTCGATGCAGGGTGCAAAGGGCCCATTTACTCCACCACGCTTCTCACACATCTATCACCTCAAAACCACGCAGGAAGAAAACTCAAAAGGGTCGTGGCATGGTTGGGAAATGTCGTGCGAAGGTCCCATTGCTGAAGCCGCACTCTACGTCCGCGCTAAAGCTTTTGCTGACAGCATCACGACAGGTGATGTCGTCGTTAAACATACGGATGACGATGGCGTAAACGGTAAAGCAGAACCGTTCTAAGCTAACGCAGTACTATGGGTGGGGCATGAAGCCCTGCCCTTTTTCGTATGGGGGCAAGCAATGTCATTAGACAAGTTTATGGCCATCTTTGATGGTCTGAAGGAAGCGCACGGTTACTTCAAGATAGAAAAAACGAGTGCAAGCGGAAAGGCCCAAGGCAAGGCGGGCGTTCTTCGCGAACCACAGACCAAGCAGCTTTGGGAAAACCATTTGCTAGGAACAGGAAATGGTCTAGGCATCATACCGATCAACGAAGATAACTGTTGCAAATGGGGCTGCATCGACATCGACCAGTACCCACTCGATCATAAGTTGCTGGTGGATAAAGTCCGCCGCATGAAACTACCCCTCGTTATATGCCGATCTAAATCGGGCGGGGCACACTGCTTTCTATTCACCTCGGAGTGGATCGAAGCTAAAGATATGCAGAAAGCTTTAAAGGCCATGGCGGCAGCACTAGGTTATGGCGAGAGCGAGATATTCCCAAAGCAGATCAAACTGCATTTGGACAGAGGTGATGTAGGAAATTTTCTTAATTTGCCATACTACGACCACGAAGAAGGTTTGCGCTACGCATTCCTAGACGATGGCACCTCGGCCACATTAGACGAGTTTGTAGAGTTGTACACTCAGTTTGTTCAGAACCCTGAAGAAGCCCTAAAGCTGCAAGTGATTGGCGGCAAAGAAACTAAGTTGTTGCAAGACGGTCCGCCGTGCTTACAGATAATTTGTACGGACGGTATCAGTGAGGGTGGTCGTAACAATGGTTTGTTCAATATTGGTGTCTACCTACGCAAGGCTTTCCCCGATAGCTGGCAGGCTGAGATACTAAAGTACAACATGGAGTATCTTGCGCCACCGCTTCCGCTGAATGAAGTGAACATCGTGGCGAAGCAGCTAGAGCGCAAAGAGTATGCCTATAAGTGCGGCGACGCACCCATAAACTCACACTGTAACAAAGACCTGTGCCGTACTCGAAAGTTTGGTGTAGGTGCTGCCGTGTCAGGGGCCAGTGTGGCTAACCTTCGCAAGTACAACTCTACTCCTCCTGTGTGGTTTATGGACGTTAATGGCGAACCATTAGAGATGGACACTGAAGCGTTAATGAACCAGATGACGTTCCAAAAGGCCTGCATGGAGCAGCTAAACTTGATGCCTCGCTCGGTTGCGAAGCAGCAGTGGGAAAGTCGCATCAGTACGCTATTGAATGAAATGAAGGATAACGAAAGTGCCATCATTGAAGTTGCAGTTGATGCTAGCACCAGCGGTCAGTTCTACGATTACCTTGAAGAGTTCTGTCGCCACCTACAGGTTGCGCAGGACAAAGAAGAGATATTGTTGCGCCGTCCATGGACAGATGAAGATCAGGGCATCACTTACTTTAGACTGAAAGACTTTGAGAACTTCTTAAAGAAGAATAAGTTCTTCGAGTATAAGTCTCACCGCATTGCGCAGCGTCTGCGTGACATCAACGGATCAAGTGTCGTATTAAAAATCAAAGGTCGCGCTGTCAGAGTTTGGCAGATCCCATCGTTTGATACAGCGGACATTGATATTGAAGCCCCTCGATTCGGCAATGACCAAAAGGTACCGTTCTAATGGTAGAAGAATTAACAGGCCCTGAGTACTCTAGACGCCGTAATGCGGAGATCGTAGTTATGATTGATGAGAGACGTATGACCATGACGGCAGTTGCCAAATGGTTTGGTATCTCTAAGCAGCGCGTCCAACAAATATATAGCAAGGAAAAGTCTAAAGATGTTTAGAATATTTGGACCACCCGGAACGGGTAAAACAACCACCCTGCTCAACATGGTTGACGAAGCATTAGAGAAGGGTAATCACCCACACTCAATTGCTTTTTTAGCCTTTACACGTAAAGCCGCAAACGAAGCTCGAGACAGAGCCGCCGAACGCTTTAACCTAAACCCTAAGACAGACCTAATACATTTTCGTACACTACATTCTCTCGCACTGACTATGACAGACATACGCTCAGAGCAGGTGATGCAAGAGTCTAACTTCCGAGAGCTAAGTCGATCTATTGGCGTGAAGCTAGGCGGCAACAAAGCCTCTAACTTTGATGATGACATCCCCTCGATGGTGGCAAGTAACGATCCTGTCCTTGGTTTGATTAACTTGGCTAGGCTTAGAAAAGTATCTTTGCGAGAGCAGTATAACATTAGCAACATTGAGCAA